GCCGGGCCGCTGAGCCGGATGCCATGCTGCTTGCAGAAGTTCCGGTTCTCGCGGGTGCGATAGATTTGATCCGCCTGTACGACAGCTGGATAATAGCCGAAGCGACGACGGTAGTTCTCGATCGCCTGCGTTTTGAACAGCTTGGCTCCATTGGTCAATTGACGATTTGTTTGCATCAATACCGTCCACCGTATCTTTGAGAACCGGGTTGATCCCTTGATCGAGGCCTAGTCCCCACATCTTGACGATCTTGCTGTCAAACGTCTTTTTGATCCTGTTCCAAAGTTCTCGCGTCGTAGATTCCTGCCGCTTCATCCCGCCGCCAAAGTCTCTTGTAAGTCCTTGGATGATCGCATCGATAGCTTTGTCCGCCGGAATGAGACCTTTCTCCTGCATTTTCATGAGTTCTGCCGTCGATTTTCCCATTGCCTGAGAAAGGTAATCGTAAGCGTTGATACCGGCCTTCGTGAGTTGTTGCATCTCGTCCCCTTGCACGCGGCCTTTCTCTTTCATTAGACCAAGAGCAAGCGTCACGCGGTCAATGCCTTCCTCGCCTTTGCCCATGAGTCCGGCCCAGTCGCCGATTGCAGTCAAGTATGGGATGACATCCTTCGATTGAAACTTGAATTCCAGCATGCGTTGCGCCAGGCTACGAAGACCAGCGGCCGAAAACGGTGTACGTTCGGCGAAATCATCCAAACTCTTCAGAAAAGCATTGCCTTTCTCATCGCCGCCGAGCATGGTCCCAAAGGCCATTTGTGCGTTCTGAAAATCATTTGCCATTTTCAGCGGATCCAAAAAAACTTGCTTCGCAGCCATTCCGGTCGTCATACCGGCAATCAGCGTCGGAATTTTAAACAACGTGTTTTTGATCGAGTTTAAAACACGCAAGGGAGTGCCGAGCACGGACATGGAGATATGCCAAGTACGGCTTGTGATGGAAAACAAAGAGCGCCAGATGTTATCCAAGCCCCGTTGTGCACTGGGAAGTCCGACGCCAAGCAATTGAAATCTGATTTGATTCATTCGCTCGATTTGCTCCCGCGTACGCTGGAGCGACTTTTCGAATCCGGTGATTTTTCGATTGGCCTGGTCAAGCCCTGGATTTGTCTTGTCTTGTACTTCAACCGAAATATCAATGCGAAATAGGTCAGCCATTTCCTTTACCCCTCCCTTGCGGTTTTTGTTGCAACGAAATCAGCGTATACATCATCAGAAGCGCTCGTTCGCCTGGCGGCAGGTTCATGATCTCGCTCGGCACTTTTTTGAATCGCTCGCACGTATGCATGAGAAGCGCAACCCTGCCGCCATGCTCAATTAGTTTTTTGCCAGTTCCTCCAAGTCTTCGACATCTTCTTCGTCCTCAGCATATCCGCTGATTTCATTGATTTTTTCGATCACAGCATCTTTTTCGCCGGGAAGCAGCACCTTATCGATGACATCGATGCCGCTGAGAACATTGAGTCTGTCCCACAATTTTTTGTTATCCCACAACTTTGCCTTGTCCTCGTCGACGGTAGCGGTGTGAATCAAAAGGGAGCGATATTTCGCCCTGTCCGTATCTTCGGGTATCCGAATGCCGCGCTTCGCGTGTATTTTGTTGCCAGATCGCTGCAGCGTTCGGCTTCTTTCTCGGAAATGGGCCGGATACGGAATTGGAAGTACACTTTCCCCTTTCTGGCAATCTCAATCGTCACAACTTCATTTTGTTGATACTCGACCGCTTCCAACAACCTGCGCAAAAGCGCGTCCTCGTTGACGAAAATATCTTCTTTTTCCTGTTTTTCGCTCATAGTCATCTCTCCTTATTGAAATAAAAAGGGGTTACGCGGCATTATGACCGCGCAAAACCCCTTGGAAATTGAGAACCGCATCAGATTCCCCGGTTTTGATTCCCGTTATCACTTTTGAAAGAATTCGGGCATCTTTCACCACAGTCTCCGTGAAAGTCAATGTAACCGTATATGATTGTGGGATCGCCCATGAAATCTTTTGCCCTGCCGCCTGGTAGTCTGTGTTTGTGAAATTGAACTGCGCTTGCCAAGTGTTCACTTCGGCCAGAAAGTTACCATCGCCATCATAGAGCTCGCCGTCGTATCCACGGAGGATGTTCCGCGGGTCAAAGGCGCCGCTGTCAAGCTGGCTTTGCAGCTCTGGCGGCATATTCACCCGAAATGACCAGGAGCGGTTCATGATTTCCCCAGGCGAAACGTTTGCAATGTCAATTGATCCATCCGGAACACAGTTGCGGAATATATATCTTCCATCTGCCATTGATTGTTAAACCTCCTTTTTAGGCTGCCGGAGAAAACCGGAAGCCGAACGTGATATACAATTTTTCAGCGCTGTCGAGATCGTCCGCTTGAACCACAAACCAAGCGGAGTCTCCCGCTGGCGGGTTCCCCTGATCTTCAGCGATGGTTCCGCCCAGCAACGCGCCGTCCCGAACCATGTCGTTGATTACGCCTTGTGCCGCCGCGATGAGTGTTGCTCGTCCATCGGGTGAGTTGTTCACCTTTCCGATTAGCGGATCCCATGTTCGCACAATCGATTCGATGAGATAGTCGCGCGTGCGAACACGGCGGATTTTTTTCCAGCCATCGTCAAGGTTTGCGCTCGGGGCGGTCAAAGTATTGATTCCATACTCAATTTGCACTCGTTTCGAAGCGCTGAACGTGAAAACCAGCATGCCGGCAGCGATGGCCTGCTCGATCTGTGCGTTGGTCGCCGCGCCGATCAGATCGGTCGCCCCACTCACCGTGGCATGCGTCAAGCTGTCCGTGATCGCTTGAGACGCAATCATCCCTGCAACACGGGCAGCTGCTTTGTATCCTTCCACATCGCCATTCGCCGATTTAAAGCCGTTGCCGACGTAAACGATCGCCAAGTCGTTAAATACTTTACAGTTCGTCAGCCGATCGCTGAAGTCAACCGAAGTCGGTTCACCGACGACGCCGATGATCCGTTTGCCATCGTTCCTAACCCGATCTACAAAAGCCTGGACTGTTGCGTGTACGGTCTTGTCTTCGCTGTCCGTCACAAGAACGTTGAAGTCTTGAGCCTCTACCGCACTAAGCGCGGTTGCGTAGTCCGTACCTGTTGCTGTCGGGTCCGAGCCGCCGGTGAGAGCTTGATTCGAAACATCGGCTACACTGCCATTTCCCGAGGCAATCTTCGAACCCGCAATCCAGTTTGAATGGTTCACGGCGTCAACCAGCGCCTGCGGTTCGTCGGTTCCTGCCGTGTACGTGAAACGTTCGCGCAGTGTGGTTCCCTGATACACCTGCAGTTCTCGCTTCCCTGATTCTGAAAGGCTGTCCCGAATCACCAGTTTCAGGTCATTCCCGACGACTCCCGCATATTTCGCCTCAATCTTGACGACATCCGCCGGAGTCTCGGCTGTATCTTTCAGATTGATGCTTGCTTTTTGTCCGCCGGTACCCAACCGATAAGCGATCACTTTCTGGGCGTTTCCGCGAAATGCTTCCTTTGCCGCTTCAATCGTACCGCCGGAAACATAAACAGCCTGCACTTCATCCACTCCGCCTGAAAGCACCGTCGGCACACCAAGCGGACCCCAAGATGCCTTAAAAATGGCCGCTACAATACCTTGGGGAATAGAAGCGGCTGTCGGTATTCCTGTATTGGTGACGCGGACATATACGCCTGGACGAGACTTTTTCTCTCCAGGCAAAAACGATATTCCGGACATTTTTGTGCCTCCTCATTAAAATTTTTTCTCCAAAAATCTTCGAATCGCTCCCTTGGTCTCGGAAATGGTCATTTCATCCTTTCCGGCCAACGCCAAAGCGCCTGCCATCACTTCCGGCTGAACGCCGAATCTTTGAGATTCTGCCAGGAGCTCGGCCCGAGTATAAACCGCCTCGTTCTGGCTTTTGCGCTTTTTTTCTGTCACGGCGCGTTCACCTCCCCTATGCTGTTTACGCTGATATGTGCGCGGTTCAATTTTTCCGCTCCGCCATCGCGGTCCATCAAGACGCCAAAACGGGCCGTTATGGAAAGTTGGCCGGTTCGCAGCGGATCGGCCTCCGAATTGCCGGTTACCGACTCGATAAATAGCCGCGAACCATCCTCCAGCGGGATCGTCTTATCCAGCGCCGCGCCCTCCGCCACTCGGCGTACCCACTCAAGCCTGGATTCCGGCGAATTAGCCAGGATATGACCGTTGAACGTTCCCATCATCCAGGCGCCCCAGGGCTGCATTTGCAGCACAGAGGCCGCCGAAAGCCGCCAATACAAGGCGGGCGCAGTGTCCGTCGGCGCCCAGGTCAGAGGGTCCACTTGGACGGAATTCCACCGGCCGGCCGACCAATTCCTAAGACCTTTCACAGGATCGGGTGCGTACGTCAGACCGGCCGGCCAGGAGATGAGGTCGAACATCAACTTCACGCCGCGATAGTTTGAATCTTCATCGAATAGTTCTGAGCTATTCCATTTAAGCGTGATTGTTCCCTCATCCGGTCGGAAAGTTGCCCCGTTCAACAACCGGCGCACTTGAATCTCGATCTGAGCCGCGTTCTCTTTGGACGTGTCTCCGTGAATCACGGATAACGACACCTGGCCGGATACGTACCGCACCGGTTCTTCTTCGCGGTTCACGTAGAATTCAATCCGCGGTGTATGATTGCCGGACCATCCGGGGTCCGTATCCGGCGGCGCCCACATTTCAAACACTGCGGGGATACCGTTGTACCGAGTGAGCAGAGCGGAAAGTTCGGCGTCGCCGGAAAGAGTTTGGTGCAGCAAACTTTCCAAGTTCATGGCAGATACGGCCTCCTATACATTTGCAAACTCTTGCGGGAACGCTGACGCTTCATGTGATGTTCGAAGGTCAAATCAATCTCGTTTCCCGCTTCTCACCCTTCATAGTGAACTTAGCGGCGTATGCGACGTATGAATCGTAAGCGGCAACCGGGATGCCAAACCATTCATGAATTCATTACTGACGATCTCCTCTTCAATCCTAAGTTCAGCATCCCGTTCATCACTTTCGGTGAAATTCCAAAATCTCATCTGTTCTCACCTCCTTTCACGTAGTTTTTACTCGATTGCTGTACGGCTCTGCCGGTTGGAACCATGTTTCCATTGACGAGATCTGCTGAGCCTTCCAAGCCGTCGAATGGATTTGAGTTCCTTAAGCTCGCGCCGTTCGTTCGCGTTGATGACACCGTTTTTTTTAGGCAAAAAGAAAAAGCACCGTGTGGGTGCTTTCAGGCTGTTGACAAATCCATACTTTCTGAATGAATCGCATGATAGGGGTGAGGGGTATCCACCGTAGGAGTTTACGTCCGCCTTTGAAACCTGTGAAATTACCACTAAATCAATTCCCTTTTCACAGGTTTCAACAGCGGCCGGAGGGGATACCCCCACCCTAGACAGAAGGATTCATCATATTTCTAGTGGTTTATCTTCAATCTGAAAGCACCGTGTGGGTGCTTTTATACGATTCATCTATGATCCATTCCGCGCTATCGTCTGTCAACTTGCGAGTTTGGAGTTCGATAGAAAACTAAGGAGAATTCCGATGAAAAATGGTCATTCTCTTATGCCTTGTTGTCCAAACTTTCTCCCCCGCGGATTCATATCATATAGTATCCTGACAACTAGGGAGGGACAAATTATGAAGAGAATTCGTCGCCGTAGAATTGTCATCAATTTAAGACCGGGACAAAGTGTGCTGGTTCGTTGCCGCCACCGTCATTAGTCATACATCCCATGGCATCTGCCTTTGCAGGTGCTTTTTTTTGCTTGCATTTGAGTGACTCCCGATCTATTTACAATGATTCACAATATCATATTAGCACGGTTGTTTCGCCTTTAAAATGCCCTCTTACTGCCCTTGAAAATCAATCTGTCATTCGCATGCCATCGACTCCAAATATCAAGGCTGACAAGGCATTGCTAGCTTTGTTTATGTCTTTATACACCGTTCGGGTATCAATTTCGTGTTCTTCGGCAATTTGTTCGGCCGTTAATTTTTCATCCGAAATGTACATCATTTCGATCGTTTTATACTTGCGGATCTCTTCCGGTCTGCCCGATCGTTCGCACATGATCCGATATACTTCCAACATTTTGTCGATAAATCGAACCATCGCCAAAGTCCGTTCTTTACTGCGCTTGTCGGACTCAATGGCAAACTTCTCCGTATCGATCTCATTCAAAAATTCAGGATCGTTTAACTTCTCAAGCTCTGTTTTCACATCGCCGCAATGTCTCTTAAACGATCGGTAATGTTTCAGCAGCAGTTTCGTATTTCGCAGCCGACGATCCCGCTTGACTTTTTGCTGCTTCTGTTTTTCTTTTTCAAGATACTCCAGCGCAATCTGTACCGCAGTTTCAGCGGCCAGTTTCGTTATTTTCTCGACGTGTAAATCTGTCGTCCGGCTCACAAAATCACCCCCCAGGGCGTTAAATCTTCGATTTGGCGGTAATGCTCACTTATTTCCACAATCTTGACTCGTTGATCACGCGAGACATAAATTTGCTCAAATTTCCATATTTCCAT